CGTCCACAACACACGCTCCAGCCAGTCCCGCCAGAAGACACTCATTGTAGTTCCCTTTCTAACGTAGTAGAGAAACGACTAGGCCACCGAGTGAAATGAGCATAGACAGCCCAGCGAAAGCCAACACAAGGACGCTTATACCTTGTGCTGCCTCCGATCGTTGTTCCTGTCTGTGGGACAAAGCCGTTGTGATTTGTGCCTCGAGCTTAATGATACGGTCTGAGCGATCCTGAAGGGTCTGGTTCTGCCCGTCAAGAGCTCCTCGGAACAACGCTGCATTAGTCTCGATGGTCTTAGCTGTTTCCCTTTCAGACTTGTCAATCGCTTTGGAGTTGGCCTCGTCCTGCTTCGCTGCCGCCTCCTTCTGTGCCGCGAACGCAGCATCAACGGCGACCTTGTTGTCGCGAGCTTCCCTCTCGCCGCGGATGTCACGCTCCTTGATCTGAGCGGCAAACAACGTCTCGATCCCAGTGATGCGCTGTTCTGTGACTCTCAACTCGGTTAGAAGGTACTCGCGCTGATGAGTGATAGTACCATCGACAGTGATCAGACGAGTTAGCGTGGCAGCATCGATAGCGTCAAGGCGAACAACAATACTCGCAATCTGGCCATCGAGCTCCCTACGCCACTGCTGTGATGCTCGGTCGACAGCAGCAGTCGTTAGCTCGGTGGGATCGGGTACAGGCGTCGACCCCTGCGGTGTGTTATCCATGTTAGTACTCAATCAATGCTTTCCACGTCTTAGGACCGACGATGTAATCCACGTCGAGCCCAACACGTGACTGGAAGTCACCAAGAGCTGCTCGCGTCTTAGGACCTGCGATACCATCACAACGCCCGCTACTTGCCAACAGGCCATCGTTAGCGCACGGCGTTGCCAGGAGCAGCCCCTGAAGGTTGTCCACGTGGCGACCCTTAACCTCTGTGGTGTTTGCGTTGCGAAGATCGATCTCGTCCATGTTGTACTCCGTCCCTTGCGGCTGCGGCTGAGGTGGGTTAGGCGAGTTGTTCTCTGTGCTACCATCCAAGGCTCGGATCTTACGAGCGAGGGCTGCCAACGCAGCGGTGCCCTTGACGATCTCGAAGTGCATCTCGTCCTTGCGACCGCTGTAGTCACCACCCCAACGGATGACACCGTCACAGAACCTTAGCATAATTCGGATGTTGGAAAGCTCTGTAGATGTGAACGTATTGATCTCGCCAAGCCAGTGATCGGGAGCATTCCAGTCGACAGCCGTACCACTTGCGTGGTTCGATAGCGTCGTGGACGAGCCTCGAATTGTACGCTCGGCGTACCCCCAAATGCCGGGCCACTTAGGCTTCTCGATCTTAGCCATAGACTCGAGCACGTAGCACAGGACGACTGTAGCATCGCCCTTTCGCATCGACACCTTACCACCAACGACAGCGACGGTGTTGATGAGAGTCCTGTTGTTAGCCTCGTAACCATTCTGCGATGTAGCTGGACCCATAAGCCCCTGTATTGCAGGCGGTCCTGGAAGTTGTAGCTGCTCGTCCGACAGCGCGTGAAGTCCCTGAGCTTCAAACGCATTCGGATCGATGTATACGTAGCCTTCGTCCATTACCTTTCCCTTCAGCTCGGTTTACATTGTGTTACGGTGATGATACTGGCACACTCCAAGCACTACCATTCCATGTGATCTTCCATCCAGTACCGTCAGGCTTAGAGTAGAAGATTGCGGCTGGTTGGCCTTGCGCTTGTGGGCACGCGAACGTCGCAGTTGCCGTTGCAGGGTTAATAGCAGCATTACCGTTCGCAAACGCTGCAACGACCTCCGGAGGATACGACGACTCAGGAGGAAGCTCTGCCTGTTCTACCTTAAGCGTAAGTGTCTGCGTCACCGTATTGTACGAGAGACCTTGCAGTGTCAAATCTATGATGGCCATGACTGCCTCACTTCACGTAGGTAAGTCGGAGTACTGGCTTGTTGTTCGCTGCTAGGTGACCGTTGAAGCGGCCGTAGTAATGCAGATCCGACCCACCTGAACGTCCAAGGGTCACACCGCGAATTGCTGACGTTGCAATGGACGTGATATTCACCCAGCGGCCTCCTGGCTTCGGCCAGTTACCTGAGTTGATGGTCGTACCTGTAGGTGTAGTGCTCGATAGCGACGTGCTGTTGTATGCTCGAATGATAGCAGTACCACCAGCGTTGTAGTACCAGTGGTTGGCATAGAGGTAAATCTCGGCCTTTGTAAGAGTCGCTCCAGACATTGCAGTAGCGACTGTAACGTTGGTCTGTCCACCGTAACTATTCGCAGAGCCGAAGATGCACACGCCGAACTGGTCCCCGTTACTGCGGTTGTAGCCCTGCACCATACCGTCTGTATCCGTACGTGCATTACCGTCGCTCTTGTACGTCTCGCTGTTACTTACTGGCCACGTAGAAGTGTAGGACTTCTTCGTAGTCGTTCCACCAGAGCGGTCGATACCAATGTCGCCGTAGTCCCAGCCACAGTCCTCGATCATAAGGTAGCAGCCTGTAGATGCTGGGATAGTCATTGCGCCTGACTCTGCACGATATGTCAGTAGTACACGGAGCTCTTTCGGTCCTGCAGCAAGGCTCGCAGCATCGTCGACAGGCCCAAGTGAGTAGGGCATCTGCATCAGTGCTGGCATAGAAACGCCAGTGTTCGCTGTGCTCGTGCGTGTGAATCCAATATAGCCTGATGCTGCAGTTGGCTGGGTCCCATCAGTAGTAACCCTCACGTACGAAATACTTCTCGCATCAGCAGTGGTATTCGCGTGCAGCAAGTTCACTGTGTAAATCTTGTACAGTCGCCACGGGTAGATAGTTGCCTGTACCTCTAGGTACAAGCCCTCAGTCGATCCTGACACGCTAGCACTGACGGTGCCACGGTTACCATAGGCGATAACGCCTCGGGGCTTCTCGTCCATCCAGTCCATGAAGTCACGACCGTAAACAACCACACCCCGATCGGGAGCACCATCGCCGTCACTATCCGATGTTCCGAGAACTTCAAGGCCTTGGAAGGAAGCATCACCAGCATCCGATATGGACGCGATGACATTGCCACCAATTTCTGAGATGCTAAGGTAGTCACCTGTTCCCGTGTCTCCGAAGGAACTGAGCTGCTGCAATGCACCGTCACCATCAACGTCCCAGAACGACAAGCCCGCATTGGTAATGTCAACGTGTGCTCCAGCAGGGTCGCCACAAGCAATAACTGCAAGAGCCTGAATGACGCCAGAGGTAATCTTGCCTGCGCTTAGGTCTGCAATCTTTGCGTTGTTTACTGCCAGGTCAGCGATGTCAGCATTGACTAGTCGCTCTGGGATACCTGAACCTGCAGCACTTGTTACACTTCTATTACCTACCGTATCTACCCCAACGAGCCTGGCGTAGTAGGTTGTGCCGTAAGTCAGATCGGACAGAAGGAAGCTACCGCCAGGGCGGAAGAAGGCACCCTTGAGAGTTGCCGACGACGGCGTGAACGTGCTACTCGTTGTACTGACGTGAATCTCACAGAACCTAAAGTCCGTAGGCATAGCTGCTGCACCAGTATCTAGGCCATTCCATGTGATCATAAGCTGGCCAAGATAAGGTGCGACCGTCGGAGTACTCGGCTGGTTAGGTGATGTAGAGTCTGCGGTCGTTGTCGTATTGATGCTAGCGTAAGCTCCGACTGCACCCTTCATAGACCGAGCGCGCACTCTGAACGTTACAACGATGTTCTGCGCAAAGGGTCCTACAGTAGCTTCAGTGTCAGTTGTTGCTTGCTCTGGTGTGTAGTGTACGCCATCAGTAGTGTAAGAGGTCAGGTACACATCAAGTGTATCAGCGTTCTGTGCAGGATCGTCTGGGTCAAGTGTAATGGCGTTCCAGCCATAACGCAGGCGGACCTCGAACTGCTGATTCACGGCAGTGACAGTCTGCGCTTGTAGCGCAAGACCTGTAATGCCCAACAAGAGGATAAAGTCTGACGGAATCGGCGCACTGGACCCTGTGGATCTTTCGAGCCTAGCAATCCGGCGCTCAAGCCGCATGAATAGATCAGGAAGGTCTGACATGCCGACCATTAGTTCAACTCCCTCAGGTCTTCCATGTACACCACAGCGGTCTCTTTTCCGCCCTTGCCTACGGTTACCTGACAGCCTTTGTAGCGAAGCAACTCATTGAACTGTACATAACCATCGTCGATGATTACCTTGACCTGATCACCCATCGACAAGATGGTAGGATCGAAGATGTTAACTTCCGCAATGTCCACTGTGATCGTCGGATACCTCTTCGGTTCATATCTAAGGTCACGAACGTAACCAGCGTAGGCAGTTAGCTCAGTAGCAGTAGCAGCATCCTTAAACGAGTCACCATACTCACGACGTCCGTACTTAGTGATGCTTGCAGGGTTCGTAGCTGTCACTGTTGCAGGTTCTGCTCCCTGCACACGAATAACGTTGCGCATATACTTACCCATATACTGGACAGCATAGCCGCGAACGTTTGCGCGATAGGCAAGTGTTAGCTTTCGATCAACCTGAAGCCTTGGGTATGACGTCCTGAACTGTCTATTGACAGGATCAATCCACCAGTCAAAGCCGTCCTCGAGCTCCGACATGTCATTGATAGCCTCGAGGATGTACTTGTTGTCGTACTTACGGAACTCCATAGTTCTCGTACGACCGAGGCCAACAGTGCCCTTAGTAAAACCGAGCGTTGACCCTGTGGTTCCTGTGATCGCATCGGTCTGCGAACGATCGATCAAGCCCCAGGCGATGTTTGACTGATCTGTAAGCGTATACACAATATCGTCGCACAGGCGCACGTCGAGATAGTCCTCGAGGCTCATCGCGCTGCATGTAATACTCCCTCCGTCCGACGACGGTGTAATATCCCACAGAGGTCCAGCTGCTACGACAGTTCCGTTTCGCTTCACCCATATCTCGTGAAGCCCAGGCCAAATAGCTGCTACAGTGACGACCTCATGATGCAATGGCAAGTCGAACCTAATACCACTAGGTCCATTGATGCCCATCTCGAACTGCAGATTGCGATGCGGTATAGTCGCTACGTAAGAGCCATCTCTCAGTCGCGTTTCGAGTCTGTAATCCGCAGTCATTACAGCCACCCGCTACGAGTAAAGATCGTACCGTTACCGATATCCGAGATGACCTTCCAGCTCGTAACTCCTGTACCCTGGCTCGGCCAGTTAGCAGTAGTTAGTGTCAAACCTGTGTTCTTGATAACACCAGCAACCTTGACTGTGAGGTTAGCTAGATCGACCGACAACACCTGACCGCTAGTTACCGCTACGCTAAGCACAAGTGAGATACCTGTAGTGTTATTCGTAATAGTAACATCAGCAGTAGTTGTTGCGTTGGCCGTGATATTAACTTCAGGATAGGTAACTGCGTTGCCCGCGTTGGTCAGGTTGAAGTTAACGTTCGTAGTCCAAGCGGTGTTGCCGACGTCAATGTACTTAACTCGATCGCCCGCACCAAGCTGTAGCTGCCAAGGAGCCTTAGCTGTACGACGCAACTGATCCAAGTCGCTATTGAATCCAAGCACATCGCACAGGCAGTACATACTAGACTTGCCAGGACGCTTGAAGAAGAACGGGATCTTCACACCTGTAGGGTTGACCGCAGCCATCATTGTGTCGATAGTATCTTCGAGGCTAGTTGCAGTTGAAGCATACAATGTACCTTCGATGATGATCGTACGATGCTTGACATACCTAGAGTAGATGCTCGAACCATCACGGCCGTCATAGTCTAGAATCTCAGCAGGCACTTCAGGAAGATCGACTAGACCTGTAAGCTTCTCAACATCCCAGATAGGCATCGAGCTGCCATTAAGCAACACACCGTTCCACGAGAACTCATAGTCGTTCAGCGCGGGCGGAGTAATCAGAGTAGCCATTAGGAACCCATCCTTCGGGCGATCTCAAAGCCCAGATCAGCTCCGTGCTTGATAGGATCGATCTCTTGCGTGTTGATAGTCACATACACGTTAACTGTACGGCCGCCCATGCCACCTTTACGAATCGACTCTGCAGGCTCCCGAGGGATGATCATCTCGTGCGGGTCAATGGTTGCCAAGTGCTTCTTAGCACCAGTATCCCAAGCGCCTTGCTTGTAAGCCCAGTGGACGTGGTTCCAGTGGTCTCCACGAGTAGGCTCGCCGTAGTAGTGATTCCTACCGTTCCAGACTTGCTGTGCGCCTGCAGGCGAGAAGATCAGCTCTTTAGTCTTGGCGCCAAAGTTCTTCTTGATCCAGTTGAAGATATCCCAGCGGGGCGGAAGGTCGACCGCTCGACCGCTCGCGTGGTACGACTTGTTACCTGTTGCAGTGATCGCACCTGGCCTATAACCCGAGATAAGCTGTAGGCCTGGGAACTGCTTACGCAATACAGCCATCTGTGATTGCCAACCAGAGTGGCCCAAGGTGCCGCCGCCCATGTCGTCAGTGAACTGCTTAAGCCACTGACCAATTGGACCAGCACCCGCCTTCAGACCCTCCCACAAGCCATTCATGATCGCAGAACCTGCGGGCACAAGCAACTTGCGGTCGAGACTAATAGGGCCCTTGTGATCCTTGATCCACGTGCCTAGACCCTTGACCCAGCCAGTAATATTAGTCCAGACAGCCTTGAGGCCATCGAAGAGGCCATTAAGAATGTCTGTGCCCTTGTAGTAGAGTAGTCTAGTCACGCCACCTATCGCTGAGACGATCCTACCAGGAATCTTGCCAACGTAGTCTACTACCCACTTAGCCCCAGCCATGATAGCTTGATTGAACTTGTCGAAGCCTTGCTTACCAGCATCGTACAGCTTTGTCGTTATACCCCTAATAGCATCCCAAGTCTTACCTGGCAGGCTCTTAAACCAGTCAACAGCCTTAGTGACCAGCGAACCTACATACGCAACAAAGCTATCACGAAGCTTCGCAATCCAACTGATGATCGCCTTAACCATGTCGGGGATGATAGAGTGTCCGACAAGTGCATTCCATAGGCCCTTGAAGAAGTTGATGACACCATTGACAATAGCCTTGACGGTATTGATGATGATGGTCAACAAGAGCTTGAAGGCCGCAGCTACAGCATCGCCCATTCCCTTGACGATCTGCTGAACGGCCTTGAAAGCTCCCTTCAGGTCGCCCGACAGGACTGCTACGATAAACTTAACCACACCCGCGATGATGTTCATTAGCGCCTTGAACACTTCGCCGATGAATGTAAGTGCAGGTCCAAGCACTCCGCCGATGATATCTACGATGATACCGAACGCAGCTGCAAGTGTGACACCAATCAGCTTAGCAACGCCCCATATAACAGTCCAAATCTGCCGGAAGATGTAGATCAGCCAGTCCATATTGCCTGAGTGCACCTTGCTGATAAAGTAGTCCCAGGCATCTGCGATAGCCTCGAACCCCTTCTTCATACCATCCCAAGCAGCCTTGGCACCCTTAGTTACATTGTCCCAGAAGCTCTTCAATGCAGGTAGGACAGTAGCTGTGATGACCTTAGCGAAGCCCACAATGCCATCGACAACAGGCTGGATGAAGGTTGCAAAGCCCTTCCATACCTTCTGAATCCAGGCCCATATCTGCTCGTGGTACTTGATGATGACGTAGATGACAACGCCAATGGCTGCGATGGCAACGGCAGCAATTGCAACGTACGCAGCGACTGTAAGGAAGCCTGTACCGAGTAGCGTAAGCGCAGCGCTGATCATAACGAACGCGCCAGCTGCAGCTGCAACGATACCAATTAGCAACAGGAACACTGCAGTCGCGGCACCTACGAGAACGATGATCTTCTGCATCCTCGGGCTGAGATTATCCCACCAGCTAATAACTTCACTGAGGATCTTGATCAGCTGCAGCTTGACAGGAATAAGCTTCTGTCCGATTTCAATACGAAGCGCCTGGTATCTATTCTGCATCTGCTGGATCTGACTAAGTGGTGCAGCCGCCATTGTCTTGTAGGCAGCATCGGTGGCACCCTTAGCAGCGTACATGTCACTAGTGTACTGCTTCAGTGCGTCAGGCTGCTTGATAGCAATGTCCCAGAAACGTCTAGCCTGAATTGTGCCACCAGAGCCCTTGAACAGTTCCTGTAGAGCCTTTGCCCTCTCAGGGTTAGACATGTTCTTGAGCTTGTCAGACAATGCCTGAACAACTTCAGCCATAGGCCTGAACTCGCCCTTAGCATTCTTGACTGCAATGCCCATTTCTTCCAGCCTCTTGACCGACGCAGGATGCGATAGAGAGTCAAGAGCCCTGGCTGCGGATGAAGCAGCCATTGCCGTAGAGAGGCCATTACGAGTTAGGAATGCCATCATGCCAGCGAGGTTCTCGAACGACTGCCCTGCTCGAACACTAGAGGGAATCGCACGACCAATCACTGCAGCGAACTCGTCGTATGTTCCAACGCCCTTACGAACGAGCTGGAACATCACATCATTGACTTCGTTCACTTTCTCTGCAGGAATTTGATACGCATTCAAGACAGCAATTGTCGCGCGCCCAGCAACCTGCATATCAGACTGGCCAGCTACAGCTGCCTTAGCAAATGCACGTAGCAAGGTTTCGGACTGAGCTGCATTGACATTGATCGACGAGAAGATGTCGTAGAACGTTGCCTGAATGGATTCAAACGGTACAGGAAAGTCCTTTGCTACCTGCAGCCCGATCTCACTCAGACGTTCCATGCTAATGCCAACTTTATCGACCTGCGTGAAGGTCTTTCCGACCTCCTGCTGGTACTCGATAGCTGCGTTGGTGGCATTATTGAAGAACTGCAACCCTGCAGCACCAGCCACTGCAATTCCAACGCCTACAGTGGCTAGCGCTGTTCCGTGTCGCATAGCAGATTGCGCTGCCAGTACTTGCTGACGGTTCAGGTTGTTGATGTTAGACGAGGCGCCCCGCAGAACCCGACTGGCCTCATCACGAGCACGAAGGACCAGATACAGCTCTCGTGTTCCTAGTGGCACTTCGACCTCCTACGATTGCTGCTTCTGGTTTTGCGCATCAAGCTTGTTTATGCCGTACACACCCGCTCTGAGTAGGTACGCGATATATCCGTCTTGATCCAGGAGACCACCGTGTCGAGGCAGGACGTGAAGGGCCATGCACATGCTCGCGAGATCGACTGCTTGTTCAACATCTTCTTCTGCCTTCCTCTTGAGTAGCAAGTGCGCCTCGACACGGGCAGCTAGTTTCCCGAGGACTCATCCTCTTCGTAGTTGTTCATCTCACCGATCTTGACTTCGATCTCCGTACCAATACGAGGGTCGAGGCGTGCGACATCAATCGCACTACCGAAGTTGAGCTGGCGGTCGTTCTCATCGGTCAGGTTGTGCTCTACGACGCAGTGCTTGTACTCGTAGAGCTGCACCGCTGCATTAGCAAGTGCCATCTGACCCGAGATGTCCTTCTTGCCTCCGCCTGTGAACTCCATCTTCGTCATCGCTCGACGTTCGAGCATCTGCCCGTATGTAAGACGTCGCAGGACGACATAACCTTCAGGGCACGACTTGAGATCGAGCCGCTCGGTATCTTCTAGTGTAACAATTGCGCGTGGCATCTTCGTCTCCCTTAGACTTTGTGCCTGTGGTTTTGTTAAGCTCCAAGCGGCTCAGAGCCTGGAACTTAGACGATGTTCTCTGTGTTCGTAATAATGATCGTATAGCCAGTACCTGCAGCGTTAGCAACTGCGATGTACGAAACGCTTGCACGGATCAAGTCGCCCTGACCGCCCAAAGCTACCTCGTAGGAGTCCTTGATTGCGGTGTTCAGGTTGATCGAGATGATAGCGTTGGCACTCTGAGTACACGTAAGCGTAATGCTCTGCGACGTCAGTGCCTTATAGGCGTCGTAGTCAGTACGAGCCTCAAAGTCTCGCTGGACAGAAAGCGTAGTGGCATCCTCACCGAACGTGAAGAACTGTGCACCACGGCCAGTGTCCTTCAGGCGGTACTGCGGTGTGGCATTGCTCTCCTGCGAGAACTCGAACGAGTCGGTGTCCAGAACCGTCGACGTCGTGGGGATCTCCATCTTGTACTGACCAGCACCGAACGGAATGCTTGTAGGCCAGGTAGCAGTAGGCAGAGACTGTGTGGTCTCATCGCGGCCCATAAGAGTCACGCTGAACTTGAGAGCCATGCCGTCGATCGTGAACTTGAAGCCACCCACTACGACGCCAGTGTAACCAAACGTAATACCATTACGAACGATAGTCAAGGACATCGTCTTCGCAGGAACAGCGACAGGGCTCGCAGTGCAAGTGTAGGTGTAAGGAGCAGCACCAGCCTTGACGATATTAGTACGTGCAGCGTACAAGAAGTACGGAACGATATCGACGAGAGCATCCATCGTCATGTCGCCCTCGATGTGAGAGTTGCCAGGGATGGCACCAATCACGTTAGGCGTAGCACGAATCGGTCGGCGCCAAGTCGTGTCCTGCTGGTACTTGAAGCTCTCCGAATCGAACGGGAAGTACTTCGTCGGTGCGACGTAAGTACCAGCAACGGTCTCCATCGCAAGGCCTGCAATGCCACTTGCACCAGTGCCGACAGCCATTACTTCTCGCCTCCCTCAGTCTTAGTCACCGTGGCAGTTGCAGTCTTGACAGCCTCTACCTTGACCCAACTTACGCCCTTGAACGCTTCTAGCAAAGTAGGCCCTGGAACGAACGACCCGGCCCCTTCTTCTCCCTCAGGAACCACACGCCCATGAACATGGCGGAACCGGTCCGCCTCATCGTCGGTCACCTCGTAAGGCACTCCGACTTCAACCTCTGCCAGGCCATTCACCAGCACCTTAGTGCCCTTCGGAGAGCCTGGCTGATCAACTGTGAGCCTGTACATGACACCTCCTACTAAGGTAGCTGAACCTGACTGTCGATTGATACTGACATTCTCGTTGCACGAATCAAGCCGTTTGCCTTCCGCGCATACCCTGGAGCAATTTCTTCTACCATGCTGTGAATGGCGAGGCCACCCAGCCTAGGATCTAAATGGATGAGATTTTCAATTGCTTCGGTCATGCGCATAGAGTCTTCGAGATTGTCCTGCGCTGAACGAACTTCGTTGTGGTATACCAGAACATAGATACGCATTGTAACGCGGACTCTACGAGGCACACCGTTGAGGTCTAGCGAACGAACGTCTGGCTCGATACAGACTGTATTGGCTCGAGGGATTCTATCTTGGTCGCCAAAGAACACATCATTGACACCAAGCTCTGCAGAGGCATCGGTCAGCATTACCTCGATGTACTTACAAACTTCCAGGAGCGAGGATGTTAGCGACAATTACAACACCCCCGGAGGCCATGCAGCGTTGACGCGCATCTCCAACCAGTTGATGAAGATGTCAGTGATCTCATCCTCTTCGTCCGGCTGAAGTGCAACGAATGGGCGTGCAGGAATAGAAGGTACCGTTCTACCTGGGCCTGCCTCAGAGACGATTTCTCCCAACGACTTCTTGCTAGTCCCTACAGATACGCCACCGCCAGAACCTTCATAGCCGCCCTGGTGAATAGTACCGTACCAGATCTTGTCCGGTAGTGATGCGAGGATGGCAAAGTCCTTAGTGATCGTCCAGAGGTTCTGCTGTCTCATCATCCTCTGCAAGTTACCTGTACGGTGCAGAATCGGTCCCGACTCGAAGCCTTCGTACTGGCGACGCTTAAGTGTAAACTCCGACAGGGGCTCCCATGAAGGACGACCTTCGGCCTCGAAGTTCCTCTGGATACTCGGGATAACGACCTCACGGATCGCACGCTCTAGAGGTACACGGAACGATCGGATATCCATCCCAAGCTTGTTGATTCGCATCGCAGCAATACCAAGCGTAGGCATGAAGGTTACATAAGTGACGACACTATCGTCAATGCCGCCGCGAATGTTCAGTCCCTTGAAGACGTCGGTCTTCATGTCGCGGTAGGTAGGCTTAGGGAGTGTAGGGAGTCTAACCATTACCACACCACCCCCATCGTGAAAGCAGGTCCTCCCCAACCTGTATCCAGGTCATTGAGAGGCTCAGTTTGTGCAGTCGACGCATCGTTAGGATAGAACACAGGTGTAGTAGCATCCACAGTCGCTGCAGGCTCTTCTTCAATAACAACTGTGCCTGCGATGATGCCTTCGATGAGCTTATCTGCACGCTGCATCAAGCGAGAGGCATAAGCACTACCGCTATCATCCTCGGCGTACACACGCCTATAGATCCATGATATGTAGTGCATTGAGATGATGCTGCGAATCAGAGCTGGTGTAGTACTAGAGCCGACCCAACCTGTAACGTCTCGTGCCTGCGCGATCTGGGCGAGCACCTGTGTAGCAACGGACGCTTCAAGGCCACTATCCAGGTCAGGGCTCACGTCGAGCTTTGTTGGCTCGGCCCATGCCTGCGCATCCTGAACAGTGATGTGGGTCATGATATGTTACGCCTGCTTACCTGTGAAAGAGGCAGAAGAACTCTTCGATCCGCTCTGAGCAGCTGCAAGCTCTGCCTTGAGACGAGCGATCTCCTTGTCACGAGCAGCGATCTCGTCATCCACAGTGCCAACAACGACGAGCTTCGGACCAACGGACTTCGAGGCACGAAGCTCCTCAAGCTGGTCGTCAGAGAAGACTCCCGCCGGAAGCTGATCGCCCTCTTCGACGACTACCTGCTTCCCATCCTCCTTGCCGTGGAGGATCTGCGTGTATGCGTATTCCGTAGCCACAGTATTCCTCCTTAGGCGATGACGTTGAGCATGAGGTAGCCGGTAATGGACTTGCCGAGGTCAGCCGAGCCCGTAGTGATCTCGACACCGACCATCTTGAGGTCGTAGCGGCGGGACATCCGAAGAAGATCCGCCTTACGCTTCTCCTCGCGCCAACGGTCAACAGCCTGAGCCGAGCCGTTGTACGACCAGTTGAACTCGTACGCGAACGCAGGAGTGCGAAGACCAGGACGCGGAGGAACGTAAGCCAGCAGAACGTGCTTGCCCCAGAGGTAAGAGACAGTCACGTTGAAGCCGTTGCCGCTGTACGTCTGACCCGTCTGAACCTGAGCGCCTGCAAGCATACCGGGCACGATAACCTTACCCGGCAGGCCGAGAAGAGCTCCGACGATCTCCGGCGTGAGAATCGCACGATCGGTGTACTGGATGCGCGTGATCAGCTTCGGGTGGTCTTCCAGAACGGACAGAACCAGCCACGGAATGACAGCGACGTTCGGCTGCAAGCCAATCGTAGCCTGGAACCGCCTGAATGCCGTACGGAAGACCGGAATCGGGTCGGAGTTCGTGTAGTCGTTCCACTGGTTAGTACCAGAGATCGTAACCGTATTGCCAGCTGCGTACTTCGTCGCATCGATCACGAAGTTGTACATAGCCAGCTCGCGACCCAGGAGAACCTTGTTGGTCACAAGCTCAGTACCATCGCGATCGGGATTGAACGGCGAGTCGGTGTTCTCTCGCTCCTCATCGACGACGGGAACCTGAAGCGCGTGCTCCTGTGCGTAGTACGTGTCCGTAGACACAGTACGACCAGGAATCTCGTTGGCCTCGGTGCCAGGTGCACGGTAGTCAGACGTCTCAGGAACCCACGTCTCACGCCCGAACACGTAGTACTTGTCAGACTGCTTCCTCACCTGAACCGTCGGGAAGAGCTGAGGGCACACCCACGCTGTGTTCTGAGTGTACTCGAGGCTGACGTTAGTAAGGAACTGATCGTAGTGAATGTTGCCAGATCCCGTAGGGCTATACACCATTGGGGTTGGTCACCTCCCTCTTCTAGTAAGTTCCGCCCGGAGTGAGCAGCATGTCGAAGTACTTATC